TATTTTTTATAACTATTGTAATATAAATATTTCAATAAATTTTTCTTTCGCAATATATGTATAAATGACATTGAAAAAAAGAATCGAATAATATAATAAAAAAACATGAAACAAATAATAAAATTATATTTGCAATTGATAAAATATAAATTGACATCTTTTCTGATTTTGATATTTTTATAATTCCATATGTTGGAATAGATCGATCTTCAATTAACCTTAATTTTTCATTCGTTTTTATATTTAATAAAGATTTTCCGGTATCTATTTGTTTTATGGTTATATCAGTAATTGATATCTTTGTGAATTTATCCATTTTAGTTATTATTATAATTGCAATTTGAAAAATTATAATTAATATTGCAATTGATAAAGAAATTATAAAAAGAATTCTGGAAGCAGAATAAATAGAAATAAAATCAGCAACAATTGCCATTAATATTGAAATTAAACTAAAACATGAAGAAGCTTTTCGATGTTTATTTATCCATTTTATATCAAACATTTTAACTAATATAACTTTATAAAAAGGTTTATAATCTTGAGAAAATGTATAAAATTATATTTATTATATTTAAATGATTTAATAATCTTATAATAAATGATTTAAAAATGAATTTTGTAATATAATTTATTATTAAATTAATATTTTTTTATATGAAAACATATTTTTATTTTATGTATATATATGAGCTAGTTTGGGTGGAGAACTTGGGACATAATAATGATTTATTGATTCTTGATCATTTGAATCATCAGATTCAATTTCTCTTTTACTTTCATAAGGAACATTTGATTTAGAATTATTTTCTTGAATTGATTCATGTTTTTGTTTTTTCTGATCTAGATCATCAGAAGATCTATTTAATTGGGATATATGATCATCATCATCACTTTCATCAATGAAATCTACTATTTCATATTTTTCTATATAATAGGATGGTAACCATTGTTTTAAACTTTGCCATTGTTTTGATGGAATTATTAATCTTGATAATTCTTCGAATGCATTTATTTTTTTTGATTGCATATTACATTCTTTTAATATGAATTCAAAAGCCAAATTTATTGTTGAAAAATCTTTCACGGAAGTCCAATAAGGTTTACTTGAATTTTTATCCAATTTCAAAACAGTTGTTTCTATTGATGGACAAAATTTAAATGGTCTATGCCTTCTCATTTTCCCTTTATTTGTTTTTTTTATGAAATATAATTTTTTGATAGATATTTTATAATTTTTTGTTTCTTTACTGAATCTCCAAAGAATAAAAGTAACAGGTTTTTGAATCAATTCATTATTTTTTTGATCCATATCACGTAGACAATCTAAATAAGATATTTCTCTCTTTGGATTTGTTTCATTTATTTGATCTATTTCATTTTTAACTAATTCAATTTCCAAATCTCTTTTTCTTTTACTATTTTTATTATTTATTGAATCTAATATATTTGATACATTTGATACATTTGATACATTTGATACATTCGATGCATTTGTTTCCATTAGTAGAAAAATGAATGATTTTATATATTGTTCAATTAAATTTAATAAGGAAAAAAAAAGTAAACCTATATTAAAATTATTTTACAATCAATTTTTTTTAAAAAAGATTCAAGTTTCTTATTTTAAATATTATAAAGATTTATTTTATTTCAATTTTGTTGAATAAAATCAGAAATTAGTATTATAATATAAATATATTAAATAATATTAAATAATTTTATATAATTTTATATAATTAATATATTTTTTGATTTAATATTGTTTTTTTAATTTTTTTTTCAAAAAAAATAGAAAAATGTTACAAGTATTAATTTAAAAGTATGAATTTAAATTTTTGAAAAAAAAATCGATATAAAATATTTTCAAACAAGTAAAAGAAACAATATTTAAAAAAAAATTTGAAAATATAAAAAAATGCCAAAAGCAAAAAAGAATAGAAAAGTTGTTATTGGAGTTAAAAGAAAAGCAAGAACAATAGGAATGTTTAAAGGAAGACCTGTTTATAAAAAAGCTGATATTTTATTTGCTGAATCGAAAGGAAAATTAAAAAGAATAGTTATGAAATCTTCTAAAATATCAAAAAAAAGTAAATTATCTAGATTACCAAAAATAAATAAAAAATCACTAAAGAATAAAGAAAAGAAAAAAGTACAAACATCATGGAGTGTTTTCTCTGGAAAAATTAAAGCATTTAATGCAAAACATAAAGAATCAAAAATTCCACAAGAAAAAATATGCGCAATATGGAAAAAAATAAAAGATGCTTCAGGAGAAAAACAACCTAAAAAAGCCTTTGTACATAGTTCAGCAGTAAAAGTAATGGAAACTTGGAAAGAAAAAGGATCACTAAAATCAATAAAATTTTAATATTTATTATTATTATTATTATTATCTGAATTAATTTTATCTAATTGATCAATACAAGCATTTTTCAATATAGTTAATGTCGTTACTGTTTTTTCATCTACTTTACAACCAATTCCATTTTTTTTACAAGATATTAATAAATCTATTTCATTATATATTTTTCTAAAGTTTCTATGTTTTTGAGAATTATAATATTCAATATAATCATAAAGTAAAAGATATCCCTTTTTTTTATATTTTTCATTCTCCATTTTTAATAATCTTTTAGAAAATTGTAATAATCTATCCATTGCAATATTTTCATTTTTTTTACATCCAATTCCATTTTTATGACATTCTATTAATTTCATATTTGATTCTATATATTTCTCATATTCATTATCAGATAAATTTTGTGATTGTATATATTTTATAAATAAATCATTAAAATATCTTTCATCAATTATATGTTTTGTAGTCACATCAATTGTTTTTTCATTTACTTTATCAATAATAAATATATTTTTTTCATCATTTTTTGGTATTTCAATTATTTCTTTTTTTTGCATCCATTTTTTCACAAATTTATGTTTAGATTTTTTATATGATAAAAGTGATTCTTCTCCAATTGATCCAATTTTCATAGCCATTTTTGTTAAAGCTTCTTGCAAATCAATATTTTTGCTTATTGTTAAATAACCATCTCGATACCATTTTGACATTTGTTCTAATCCATCTACATTTTCCAATTTTACTAATTCATTACAAATATCTATTGATTTTTGATCATTAATTGAAATATAATAATTCATTAAAGCTATTTTTGCTGAAATAGATCCAAATTTTGATGACTCATTTAAATTCTTTAATCCTTCTTCAACCAATTCATTTAAATCTTGTTCCATTTTTAATTGTCCTAATTCAAATAATAAATCTTGATTATTAATATATTTTTTTAATTTTTCATTTATATATTCAACTAATAATTCTTGAGATAACGGTTCACATCCAAAACCATATTTTTTGCATAGATAAATTATTGAGACCAATGATAAATCCTTTTGATTTTTTTCAAATTCTAATAATTCTTTTTCTTGAAATTTTTTCAATTCTTCTTTTTTCAAAGTATCCATCCTCTTCCAATTTATATTTGAATTATATAAATTTAACCAATTTAATGATTTTGTAAAAGATTGAAGTTTTGCATTTTTAGTATTTCTGTAAAAACAAAATAATAAAAAACAAGCAATTGAATGTCCTCTTTCTGCAATAATTTGTAATTCATCAATGTTTTTCTCTATATCCTCCAATTTCAATAAATCATATTGAGAAAATATATTTCCTTTTTTTCCAGAATCTTTTTTTAAAGACAATCTATTTTCTTTATTATCATCTAATTGTGATAATAAATAAGAAGCAAAACTAAATTCATTTGATAAAATTTTCAATTGAGAAATTTGATCTGATGATGGTTTAGAAAATCCGGAAATTATCAATGATGTTATATTATATAGTTGATAATTCATTGATTTAGAAATCGGTTTCGTAAATATATTAAACCATAAAACTAATAAAGATTTTCTAGATGAAAATGGCAAATTGTTTAAATTATTCCAATATTCATCATGATCAGATAATAATTCACCTATTTCTAATGAAATATCATTATCTGATTTTCTTAAATCATAATCATGATAATAAATAGATATTAATTTTAATATATATGATAAAGGATGCTTTGCCTTTAAGCAAATATCAAATAAATTATCCATATTATAAAGGGTTCCAATCCTTAAACTTTCCATTAATTTCATTAATGAATTTTCAATTTGCGAATCAAATTGAATACATGATGATAACAATAAACTTTGGGTATAAAATGGTTCCATAAAACAATAGGTTGGATCAGATCTAATTAATTGAGAAACTATCCATTTTGAATTTGGTAATATAATTACTTCTTGCTCATTTGGAAAAAAACTTATTGGTAAAAGTTTTCCACCACCATTTTCTAAACAACAAACAATTCTTTCATTATTAGGTAAATAAGATTTAGATAGAGTTGAAAAATTAATAGCATTTTGTTCTTTAATAGAAGCACTTGTTATTCCACCCCACATCATTTCCTTTCCCTTTTCATAGGAATTTATATTAGAAACACTTAATCCTCGATAAACTTTATCACCATATGAAGGTAATCGATGAATTCCATTACAAAAATAAAAATAAAATTTGAACCATTTTTTTTGTTCTTCTTTATCATTATTTCTTATTGCTGCATTAAATCTATAATATGGACTTTCTTCTCTATTAGGAGATTCATATGTATATAAAAGAATCGCATAAGCTTCATTTCTAGTAAATCTAAAATTAGTAGAGGAATTATTTAATGATTTTTCATATTTATCTATAAAAGATTCACATTGAAGAATAACATCATCATCAAATCCTAATTCTTTGATAATATTCACCATACTATCATCTGTTGTAAAATTTGATGGATAATCAAAAGATGAATTTCCCCATTCTTTATCATCAAAAATTCTTTTTGGAATTCCAGTTGGCAAATTAATAGTAATTTGTATTAAAAATAATCTAAAACTCTTGGTTTTAGATTTTGCTTTATCCCATTGATTTTGATCAGTTATAATAATTTGTTCATTACATGAATTCATATAACTTAAATGAAATCCACCAATAGCCCTTCCAAAAAAATTAGCCACCATTTGTTTTGTTTTTAAAAAATCTTGACAATCATCAATATCTACAGCATAAATATTAAATATTGCTGAACCATTTATAACTCCATCTTGGAGTCCGAATTCAATAAATTTATTACGATTCTGAGAAATATTCAGAAAATCCGGAATATATGGAGAACTATTAAAAATTTCTGGAGATGAAATAGATTCCATTTTTTTAAATGATAATAACCATTGACATCCAACCCATAAAAGTGTCATTGTCTTTTCTTTTTAAAAACTAGTTTTAATAAATTTCAAATTTATTTTTAAATCATTTAATATTTATTTTTAAATCATTTAATATTATCCATAATAATGAATACAATAACATCGTCATTTATATTTCATTTACAAATAAAAAATATAAAAGATTGATTGAAAATGTTATAAATTTAATTTATTTAGAAAATATTATTATCAAAACAAATAAATCATTTATTTTTATAATTAATAATATCATTTATTTTGATTAAATCATTTATTTTTATTAAATCATTTATTAATTAAAGATTATATTTATAAATTATCAATATTCACGCTTTATTTATTCATACTAAAAAGAATTTGTCTTTATGATTGGTGCTTTTGTGAAAAAGAAAAAATTTATCAATTAAAATAATTTTATTTATATAAAGCTTTAAATGATATCGGTTTTATTTTTGTCGAATCTATTTTGTCGAAAAATTTATGATTATTTATAACAACTGATGGTAACGTGTAAATATGATTATAATCATTATCTATTGTGAATGATGGATCATAATTTGGAAATTTTTGTTTAAACTCATTAAATAAAGATTGCAATATTAATTTTGGAGTTTTCATTTCTGTTTTTGGATCGATTGTATTTGCTTCTGTGCAATTTCCATCTTCATCTTTTATACATAATAATCCTCTATATTCTTGTTCCTTTTCTAAAAATTCTTGGTTATTATAAAATACTTTTAATATCCATTTTTTTATTGACAAAGGTACAATATCTTCATTCCATGATTCTGAATTTCTTATTTCCCATAAACAATAAAATAAGTCAGAATATGGGTTATATTCATTACATTCACCATATAAGTTACATAAATTTTTTGAATCTAAAAATGTATTTTTTAATTGACTATTTACTGTTGATTTTAATGATATATCTTTTTGTATTGATTTATAATTTCTAAAATTTGATTTAAATTCATTATTATTCATGTAAATTGTATCTTTTTGTGAAAATCTTTTTTGTGATTTTATTTTTTCTTTATATAATTTTGATATAAATGTTTGATATACAATTTTTGTTAAATGATTTTTATTTATTGGACTTTCTTTAGGTTTTTTTACTGAAGATCTATCAAAATCATAAATTTTGACGAAATAATTTATTGGTAGAACAAAATAATCTTTTTCATTTAAAAAATAGATTCCCCATATTGGTTCTTCTAACTTTTCGATAAATATATTTTCTGAGTGAAGATCATTATGAATTAATCCGTATTCAGAAAAAACTTGTAAAGTCCAAACAATTTGAAATAAAACTGTTTTCCATGATAATTCAGTATGTGGTTCTTTTAACCATTCTTCAAATTTTTGACCTTTTCCTTTTTCTAGAATTAATACATTTAATTTTGTTTTATCAAATTTATCATTTGATAGTGAATTATACCAATTTTTGAGATTTTCCAAGCTTTTATTTTTTTCTATTTTATCTTCTGAGAATTGTACACATTGATATTGAAATAAAGGAATCATAACATGTGGTGTTTGATTATTATTTAACATTTTAAATATAAAGTTTTTATAAATAATAGATTCAATTTCAGATGAATTATCTTTTTTTGGTATTTTTGATTCAAAATTTAATTTTATAACAATTTCATCATCTTTATAAAATTCTTCTTTTGCCTTTTTAATAATATCATCATCTTCTTCGTTAAGTTTCCATAATTCAGAAAATTTTAATCTACCAATGCCAATTTGTGATTCAGAAGCTGAAGCTTTTTCAGAATTACTTAACCATTTTCCATTATAAATTAATTCCAATAAATCACATGGAACAAATGTAATATCTTTTCCATTGCCAGAACTTAATTTTTGTCTATATTCAATTGTATAATTTCTTTTCTCTCTTTGATATTCGAATGCAATATATTCTGATTCTAAATCAGATTTAAATCCAACTTTTTTAATATTTTCTACTTCTTTCGAAGGTGCCATTTTTTCTTTAGGAAGATAAAATACCCATAAATCCAATGAATCTATATATACTATATATCTACGTTTTTTTAATTGATTAAATGCATTTTCTGATATATATAATTTTTCTTTATCATTGATTTTTATATAAATTTTATTTGATCCTTTTACAACAATATAAAATTGAATTTTATCTAATTTTGTCATTTTTTTTCTTTTATCTTAAATTTATTAATCCTATTAGATTTCCATTAATAATTTCTATTTTAAAGTAGATACAAATTACCTTTCTTCCAAAGTAAAAATTAATTATGATTGAATTTTTTATAGACAAAATAAAACATGATATCGATAACTTTTGTGACATAATTTATGAATCTAATATTCAAATTTATAAAAAGTTTACAAATATTTTATTCAAAATGAATAAATATTTTGATAGAATTATTGATAAATTATTATCAGAATTATATTGTTTATTACAATCTATCTTTTACGTAAAAATTTGCGAAAAGAAAAACATGTTTCAAGATGAGAAAAATTTAATAAGTTATCAAAATAATAAAATCATGGAAAGAAGGAAAAACATTTTTATTGATGATGAACCAGTTTATATTTCCAGAGAAATAAAAAAAGGTAAAAAAAATTAATTTTTTTCAAAAACTGTGATAGAAAAACAACTTTTAAAAATGGAAAAAAAAGAAAATATAAAAGAATCCTTCTTACCATCTTTGTTAGAATGGTTATATAAATGCAAAGTATGCGATAATATGTCCGAGCAACCATTTATATATCCTTGTGGTCATGTTATTTGTTTAAAACATTCTCAAGAAACAAATAAATTACAATTTGAAGAACAATTGAATCAAATTCATGGTAAAAATATTTATTTCATATAATCCAATTATATACTTTTATTAGAAAAAGGCTTTGTTGAATTACCACTTCAAAAAGATTGCCCAGAATGTTTAAATTCATTTGGTATACCTAAAAGAGATAATGAGGAAGATTCTATTATTAGACAATCATTATTTAGATATTTAAATTTATATTTTATATCAAAACCTACTTGTGTAGATTGCTCAACACCTTTATATGCTGATTATATTTGTTTAGATTGTTCTTGTTTATTATGTTCAGATCATCGAAATATTCATATAAAAACGAAAAAGAACAAAAAATCAATGAATGTTAAAAATAATGATAATGTCCATGAATGCGTATCTAGAGAATATTTTAATAACAAATTTAATTTTTTTATTAAACGTGTGATGGAAACCAAGGAAATACCATTACATATTAAAGATCAAGATTTGCATAAAAAAAATGATTGGAGATTAAAAGATATTGAAATTACGCAAAGTTTAAGACAAGTTTATTCTGATACAGATAAATTAAAAATGGAAAAGAGTAAATGGCTTGATATTGTTAAAAATGATTTTGAACAATTGCAAAATTTCTTAGATGAAAAGAAACAAGAAATTTTAAATGAAATGGAATCATCATATAATAAAGAAATTGAAAAAAATGAACAAAAACAAGCAAAATTAAAGGATTTAAATAATGAATTTCAAAAATCAAAGAAATATTGGTCTGAATTAAGAAATATTGATTATTTAAAGGGATCAATAGTAGAATATTCTTTATCAGAAAAAGTAGATAATACATTAAAGAAATCTGATAGTTTATTAAAAGTAATACGTGAAGATTGTCCATATGTTTATCAAACAAATATACCATTTAATGATTGGTTATTAAGCATTGAATCATTGTCTATAACAACTAAACCAGCAGAAAGATCTTAAATAAATTTTCGATTATAAATTTTTGTTTAAATATTTTTAAATTATTTTTTTCTTTTCCCCCAATTAAATATTAAAATAATCTTAATAGAAGAGTTAATAAATCTTGTAGAATTGAAAAAATAATTATGAATGATAAAAAAATAATTTCAACAGATTATATTGAAAAATGTTCAAATAAAATTTGTATTAATGATAATATTAATAAATGCATTAATAATAAATTATTTGGATCATCATATAAATTAAATCATTTAAATCATTTAAATCATTTAGATTTTTTAAATGAAGAAAATAAAGAAATAAATCAAAATATTGAAAAGTTTGATAAAAATAATATTATTATTGATGATATTGATATTGTTATTACATTTGTTGATTCAAAAAATGAAGAATGGAAAAAAATGTATAATAAACATAAATTCGAATCTTTTGATCCTAAAAGAAATAATATGGATAGTAGTGCAAAACAAAGATTTAGGAGTTCAAATGAATTATTATATTGTTTAAGATCTATTGATCAATATATTGATTTTTATAGGTATATTTTCCTTGTTTTAAATCATAGTCCACCAAAATGGTTAAATTTAAATAATCCAAAATTAAAAATTATCTATCATGATCAAATAGAATCTTTTAAACCATTTTTACCAACATTTAATTCACAAGCAATTGAATGTCATTTACATAATATACCAGGTTTAGCAAATCATTATTTATACTTTAATGATGACATTTTTGTAGCAAAAAAATTATCAAGAGATATATTCATTAATAATCCAGATAAAACATCATCAACTATAACATTAGAAAGAATACCAATACCATCAAATGATAGAACTGAAATACCTTCTATCGATAGATATACTATACCATTTTTGAAAAGAATCAAACAAATGGAAACAGATAAAGATAATGCATCTAGATTATATAATGTTTATGTTGATAGACAATTAAGTAAATATGGTAATCCAACTGTAGATGAATGTGGTTTTAGAAGTGCATGGAAAAATAGTAATAAAATTTTGGACAAATTATATAAACCAGAATTAAGAAGAAAAATAGCTCATTCTCCAAGTATTATTAATAAAGAAGTAATGATATATTTAAGTAAATTATTAGAAAAAGAGTTTTATATAACAAGTTCTAGCAAATTTAGGGCATTTGATAATATAAATCCAACTTGCTCAATACTTCAATACTTTTATTATTATGAAGGAATTGGTAAATTAATAGAAAGTTCAAATATAAAAACATTTTATTTAAAAGATATAAACAAAGATGTAGATAAAATCAATGAAATTTTAGAACATAGAGATTTAACTTTCTTTTGTGTTGAAGATGATGTAAGTGAAACAAATGATGGTATTGATCGAATTGATAAAATTTTATCTGTCAGATTTAAAAAGAAATCTCAATTTGAATTATGAGTTTTATAATTAATTTTTTTTAATTGTAATAGAAATAAATCCAATAAAAATTTTATTTACAAAAATATTATTTATAAAAATATTTTTATGGGCAATTCAATATTTGATAATAATATTATAAATGAGAAATATATTAAAAACAATCAAGAATTGTTTAAAAATCAAATAAATAAAATAAATTGGAAATCAATTGATAACATTGGATTATTATGTTGTCTTACTTATTTTGGATTAAGATTTGAAAATATTATATTTGATTTCTTTTGTTCATTTGATAAATCTCCATTAGAAAATAATTTCGTTATAAAATCATGTTTTACAATAGAGAAAACAATAAATGACGATCTTTCATTTTCAATTCTTGGAGATATTGATGCATTTTTTAGGCAAAGATTAAAAATATATGATACTGAATTGGATCCTTTAAAACTAAAAGAATGGGTTTTATTTTCTGTTGAAATTAAAGAATTAATAAATGAAAAAGAATTAATAAATGAAAAAGATTATATTAAAATCAATAATTTTATTTTATTTAATAGAAAAACTTTTATAATTGAATATATTGATTTTTCAAATTTAAATATATTAAATGAAAATAATAAATTAAAAATATTTAAAGCTTTGTCAAATTGTTTTGGGTTGCCTATTGATGCAATTAAAGAACATAATTGTTTAAATGATGATTTAATTCAATCCATTTTTCCAGAATATCAAAAAACAGATTTCAATGGAATTAATAAGAATTGTTCTATTTTTTCTATATTATATATTCATTTAAAATTGTTGGGACCAGTAGAATCATTTAAACATATTAAAGAATTAATACAAGATAACAGAAATTCGAAATATTTAAGACAAATATTTAATGAATATATTTATTATATAAAATCATTTTGTTTATTAAATCATAATCTTGAATTCATAAATCAAAATGAAAAATTTATAAATGAAAAATTTGATAAAATTGAATTATGTTTTGAAAATATTTGCAAAATTTTCGATTCATTATCTAATAAAACAATTTCTTTAAATGAAATAATAAATAAATGGAATGAAATTTATTTAATTCAATCAGAAAACAGAGAAGATGGATACAAGATATATCTTACTTATCATTTACCAACTATTTTTTTAGATTAAAATAAATTGATTATATAAAAACATTAAAATTTGTGTCAATTAATTAGAAATTTAAAGAAATTTAAAGAAATTTAAAGAAATTTAATATAAAAAATGGGAAATGAATTACAAAAAAACAATAAAATAAATGAATTCAAAACTTCTTATGAAAATATTAACTTTTTTTATGGAAATGATGTAAATAGAACATGGTGGAATCCAAAAACGAAAATTCCAAAATGTTGGGTAGCATATTTATCATTAAGATTCGATAATGTTATACCTGATTTAATATATCCATATTTTGAAAATATTGTTGGTTACACCACTTTCATAATATTTACTATTGATAAAAATAAAGTAACACTAGATGAATCTGTATTTAATAAAGAATTATTTAATATTATACTAGATAAATATTCATTAAATGAAAAATATAGATTTATTCCATTATCTATTGAAATAAAATATAAAAATGAGCGATCATCGCATGCAAATATGTTATTATTAGATAGAAAAACTGGGAAAGCAGAATATTTTGAACCTCATGGAAAATATTATGATGATAATGAAATAATATCTAATAAAATATATTATTTGATAAAAGAATGGTTAAAAATCAACTGGAAAGAATTCAAAATCTTTATATCTCCAAATGATTTATGTCTAAATAATAAAGGAATACAAACTATATTTGATTTATATCAAAATGAAAATACTTTAATAACAATTCCTGGACATTGTCAAGCTTTTACATTATTATTTATTCATTTAAGATTATTGATGCCAGATATTGATTTTTCTGAAATTATCAGAGTTATAAATAATACAGAAAATATGAAAGCAATAAAAGAAATAATATATAATTATTTTAATTTTATATCATTACATTGTGCAATTAATGTGGAAGAACAAAGTGAAAAAGAATTAGCTGATGAAATATTAAATAATAAAGATATTTATATAAAAAATGAAAAAGATTTACAAGAATTAATATTATGTGCTGATATTTTATGTATAACACCATTTAAAAATAAACCAATTCTTCGAAACATTACAAATGATCAAATAAGAAAAAGGATTCAAGAGATATATCAACCACAAAGAGATTTACTTAATAATATGGCAAAAGAAGTGCATAAAGAAGAATCTATAAACATTAATTTGGAATTTATTGAATTAAAAAATAATTGTAATGAAACAATTATAATAAAAGATACATTATGGAGAAATAAAAAACAATTTTTAGAAAAAATATTAAATGAAAATAATCCATTAAAACAAAAAATAAATGAAATAAATATGATTCAAGAATTTGATAAACACAATTTTGTTCAATTATCTTTTCTAGATTTTATATTAAATCAAGAAAATTATCAAGAATTAACTAATGATCAGTTGATTAATTATTTATATAATTTTTATAGAGATTATATATCAGAAAATTTAGAATCACAATTTATAAATGTTGGAATTGATTTAGAAAAAATAGAAATTGTAGAAATAATTTATTATTCTAAAATTGAAAATAAATGCTATGATTTGGAAACATTTATTGGCGAAAATAAAATTAAATCTTTGTTACTTAGAAATAAAATTATTCAGAATTTAAATAATATTTCTGGAAAAATACTTCAAACTAAAAAATGGGTAAAAATAAAAAGTGAATTACTTTGGTTTTGGATTATAATAGAAGCAATAAAACAATATAATATTAAAAATAAAATCAAAATCGATATAAAATCTGATTTTATAAATACAAATTCATTTAAATATTTAAATCATCAAATGGAAAAATTGTAATAAAAATTGTAATAAAAATTGTAATAAAAATTATTTTTATTGTAATATATAATTTTCTGAATCTGGCATAGAATTATATGGTGTATAATATGATTTCTTTTTTTCTAATTTTAATATATCACATAAAATATATTGTATAAATCTATTAAATAAATTTTTTCCTAATATTTCAGAATTATCAGTTATGTTTTTTAAATCAATTGTTTTTAATATAAAAATCATAATAGAAATAAATTTAATTCCATATTTTTTATATAAATACAAACAATATGCATGAAATTTAAGATCACAATTCCACCAAGATGTTTGAATCCATCTAGATAAAAGATATAAATCATTTTTTTGTTTTGGATCTTGATTTTCCCAAACATATCCTCTATGTTCAACACCATAATACAAAATTGGTAAATGTTGAATCCAAGAATTAATCCAAAAATGGCTATTTGTTGAACAATTAATGATTGAATTTATTGCCTTTTTTGGAAGTTTTTTATCCGAAAATTTCATACAATAAAATGTAAAAATCTTTCTATTTAATTTTTTTATATTTAAATTATTTATCAAAAGTGAATGACATTCATTTAAATTTTCTCTTTCCGATTCATTTAATTTCCAAAAATTTAATTGTTTTTCAATTATCAAAATATTATTTTCAATAAATAATTTTGTAAATTTAAATAATATTTTTCTCCAAAATTTATTTACAGTGGTAAATGAAAGAATATAATCATCCAAAAATCGCAAAATTTCGCATCCAATATCTTCTAAATTATTTTTTTCAATATCATTTAAAATATTATTTTCTTTTATATCAAGTTTTATTCTCTTAATTCTGGACATTTATTATGTGTAAAATACAAAAATAAAAATATTAAATCATTTAAAATTTTTTATTAAATCATTTAAAAAATAATAAATTATTTATTTAATTTTGAAAATGGAGCTTCAACATTAATTATTGATAATTGTTTTTTCATATATTCTTTTTCAAAATTAAAATTTGATAAATATTCATAAATGAAATCATAAAATTCATTTTTCTTAAAAATTTGTAATAAATTTTCTTTTAACCAAGTTTCAATATCTAAAACTTTAATTATTGAAAATTTGGAATTTAAAACAAAATCAATAAAAACTAAAGTAAATTCAGTTTTGATAAATGATCTTAATTTATCTCTAACTATTAAATCATTTACTAATAATTTATATTCATCTATTTTTGCTTTATCTTGAATTTTGCGCATTAAGATAAATGTTATATAAAATAAAATGCATTCTTTTAGGTAAAGATTACAAAATGAAGTTATTGATTGTTTAATAATTTCTAAATTTATAGTTTTTGGATATTCTAAAGGAAAATCTCTAAATCTTTTTCCGAATATTTTTATCAAATCTTTTGGTTCTATATATTTTGGATTTATATAAAATTTTAACAAAATATTTGATAATCCAGTTAATCCATTAATAAAAAATTTCCATTGGCCAGATTGAAAAATAAATTCCTTTGTTTTAGAGATATAATGTTCTCCCCAATGTTGCATATTTAAGAATTTTGGCGGAAAAAATATAGCATCACATGTTGATAATGGATGTAAAGGATCCCAATTTTCCATACATTTCCAGCAAAAATCAGAATCGCAAGTTTTACATTTTATATGATCACAACCATCTATTTTTTCAATATATTGTTTACAAGAAAAACATTTTTTTAAATCTAATTCAAAACATTCACTTTCAATATCATGTTTTTCGCAACAAAAAAAACACAACTTTGTTTTGCATCCTTCGCAAATTATGACATTTACTTGATTTAATTGATTTAATTGATTTAATTGATTTAATTGATTTAATTCTTTAATAGAAGGTCTTCTATATTGATTTTTACAATCTGGACATCGATAATATTTTCTTTCATCAACAGTGTTTTTCAATTTAGAATAAAAAAGCGATTTTTCTTGTTCCAAAAAATCGAGAATATCATTCAGATTTTGTTTTCTATCACAATAAATACATTTGCTATTCTCAAGACAAATTTCAACATTTTTTAACACACAGTTTTTGCATAATTCTTCATGACAACATTTTGAGATGATAATATTATCTGTAAACTCTAAACAAATAGGACATTCAATAGTTTTGCCTATTGTTTTTCGCTTTAAATTTTGTTGTTTCTCCATGTTTGTTTTAAAAATTTTGAAAATACTCTTAAGAAAAAACAATTTCGAAAACGTTTTGGCAACAAAATTTCACAAAATTTTATTCAAACATATTTATGCATTACATAATTTGTTGATTGTTTCTTTATTTCAAATGATTTAATGAATCTACAAAAAAATTCATAAATATATTCGATTATAATATAAGATAAAAAAATCCAAAGTAATGTAAATGATCCAAAAAGCATATAACATGGAATTTTACATTCAGATCCAGTAAATATTTCACTTAATCTAAAAACATATTCAAACACAGATCCAATGATTAAAGATATAATTATTATTCTAACTAAATAAGAAATTATAGACCTTAAAAATTTAAATAAATCTTTAATTATTTCGATTAAAATTATCATCATGAAATATTATTATGAAAAATTATTTATTAATTTAAATCATTTAAAATGAATTTTTGTTAAAATAAATGATTTAATATAATAAAAACGTATATTTTTTGAAAGAATAATTATAAAAGTTGAGATTCTACAATTTTTTTATATGGAATTGATTTTCTATCATATTTTGATTTACAAATAAAAAATATAATAATTGATAAAAGAATAAATGAAATGATTAATATAACTATTATTCTCATTATTAATATTTTTTTAAGTATATTTGATGAAAGTTGATAATATAAATCTGTGACATCTTCACATTTTATCATCGTACATGGACCTTCGTCATATTCAATATAATAAGTACAACATAAAACTTGAGTAGTATTTTGGATGTGGTTGCAGTCGTTTTTTCCAATAAAAAGTCCAGTATTATATCCCGTATCTTCACAAATTCCAAACTTCATATAAAATGAATCTTGACCAATAACTATCACGCAAAGAAAAATAATTATAGATATAGGTATTGTAAATAATATAGAACATCCTATATTAATTGAAGATCTTGTTTTCATCATTTTTGAATTTTTTATTAATTATGAAACAAATTTAAATCATTTTAAAAAGTGAATAAATCATTTAAAGAAAATATTATTGTTGAATAATATTAATCTTTTTTGAACAAATTGAAATTAATTCGCCAATATTTAATTCCTGTGAATTTAATTTTTTAATATTCTTATTTTTCAAAATTTGATCAGTTTCTTCATCTTCTACAAATATTGAACCAGCAAATTTTAGATTTTCAAAATTTTCTTCATAACTAAATCCCATAGTTTCTTTTAATTCTAATAAAGCATATGGAGGAGGTCTACATGAATAAATACATTCGTATAAATATAATGTAGAATCATTCTCTTTGAATAAACCTAGTTTATGATTCTTGGAAATATTTGATGGTTTTTTACATATTAAATGTGTATTTAATTTATTATCTCTCAGATATTTTTCTAAATCTTGATAATTTTTTTCTGGATTTAATTTAAACCATGCTGTAACAGATAAACTAAATAGTTTTAAATTATAATATTCGTCTGTTATTGATAAATTATGTAAACAAATTTGTTCTTTGGATTCATTAGGTTCTGGATTTGTTAATACAATTTTTAGTATTTTAGATTGTGCCATTGATAAATATGGAATATTTTATTTTGTTTTTAAATGATTTATTTAATTTTATAAATGATTTAATTTGCTTCAGAATTCATATTTAAATAAAAGAGTTTATTAAGCTGAAAATGAAGATCCTGGATACAAGCCAAAAGTTATTAATATTGCTATTGCTACAATTGAAAATATTATAAAAACACCTATTTTTATAATTAATTGTTTTTCTTTATCATATGGATATGTAAGTAACATAGCATTTTCTAGAACTGAATTCAATAATTGTGATGCTGCAACTGGTAAACCAAAAATAAAAAATGCTTCAAATCCTCTATATAATCTATAATCTAATGGAACAGTAGTTGACATTATTTAATAAAATTTTTAAATTCTGATTATAAACTCTTATTTATGATATTGGACTTATTGTTATTCATTTAATTGAATATTTATTTTAATAAATGATTTATTTCGAAAATTTTATTTAAATAAATGGCCAAAATTACTAAATATGAATTACAAAAATATTTGAATTTGCTAATCGAAAGGAAAACTCATGGTGAATTAGAAAAAAAAGATGAAGATTTTATAACAAAATTAAAATTTCATTATTCAATTGAAATTGATATAATTAAAAAGTTGTTAGCTGGTCATAATTTTTTGCGAGATGAAAACAATCTATATATTTCCAAAGAATTTGTAGATAAATTTATTATTAAATTAAATAATGAAATGAATATTATAAATCAAAAGGAAAAGGAAAATATTCAAAAAAAAGAAGAAATTTTATTTTTTGAAGACGAAAAGACTAAATTTCCAAAAAATAATATTTGTATGTCAAAAATCTCAGAAATATCGAAAAATATAGATTTAAACATTGAATTAAAAAAAAGAAGTTCAAATACCAAACAAAAAGAGGAAAAATATGATCAAATTGAAAAAGATGAATTGAATGAATTTAATGAAGAAGATGCTGAACTAATTGAAAGTGATGAAAGTGATGAAGATAATAAAGATAGTGAAGAAGAACATAAAAAAAATAAAAAAAGATCCAAGAAAGAAAAAACTATCAATAAGAAAAAAGTTAAATTTACAGAAGAAAATGATTTAAATATCAAAAATGGATTTATTAAGTATACTGAAAAATCTAAAAATAATGAAAATAACTTGATTACACATTGGTCAAAATTATTAAATGATAAAGAATATAATTTTGATAAATCAATTACGATCCATTATTTGAAAAGAAGATTGAATAAAATCATTTATAAAGAATTTCTAAATTCTTTAAAAATAAATGATACAGATAGTGATACAAATAATAACATAAATACTATTAATAACACTATTAATAATGCAAATAATAGTTTAAATAATGATTCCAAAATGAAAGAATTTTTGATTCATTTGCCAGAACACCCTAATAAAATATATTGTGGACTCATAATTATGATTAGTAATCCAAATGATTTAAAACAATTATCTCAATTTGTAGCTAATACACTCAATTCTATGGGAATTGATATACAATATAACAAAATATTTTTCAAAAATAAGGAAGGATATCTTGTTACAAATATAAATCAAGATCCAACACATGCTATTTGGCAAATTGAATAACTTTTTAATATTAAGGAAGTAAGCTTTGTCATCTACATACACGAAATAAATAATTGTTTTTAATAATAAATACTGAAGAAATAATACATTTTAATTAATTTTATTAAGTTTTAATTCATTTTTTATTAGAGATTTTTGTCCTACACGCATTGACAAAGATTACTCTCTTAATAAATTACATAATTTGCATATACAACTTTTCATCGAATATAATTTATTATTATAACAATAAATAAGCTTTCGGTTTTTGTGAATTTTTTAATTAATCAAATATCTTTGTTGATAAATATTCATTATTAAAAAATAAATACAAATAAGTTTTATTTAAATTAAAAAAATCTTCATTTTATAAAATATCTATAAAATTATTTATTATACTAATTTTCAAAAAAGTTTTCAAAAAATCTTCTTATTTTAAAAAGAGTTTTTTGGTTTTAAAAAAAGGTCTTTTTATTTCAGAAAAGACTCTTTTAATTTTAAAAAAGACTCTTTTCATTTTAAAAAAGAGTTTTTTATTTTTGAAAAGAGCCTTTTCATTTTAAAAAAGAGCCTTTTCATTTTAAAAAAGAGTCTTTTCATTTTAAAAAAGAGTCTTTTCATTTTTTGAAAAGAGTTTTTTTATTTTTGAAAAGACTCTTTTCATTTTAAAAAAGACTCTTTTCATTTTAAAAAAGAGTCTTTTCATTTTAAAAAAGAGTCTTTTCATTTTAAAAAAGAGTCTTTTATTTTTAAAAAAGAGTTTTTTATTTTTGAAAAGAGCCTTTTCATTTTAAAAAAGACTCTTTTATTTTTTAAAAAGAGTCTTTTATTTTTAAAAAAGAGTCTTTTATTTTTAAAAAGAGTCTTTTCAAAAAATGAAAAGAGTTTTTTATTTTTGAAAAGAGTCTTTTCATTTTAAAAAAGAATCTTTTCAAAAATGAAAATAGATTTTTATTTTAATTTTAATAAATGATTTATAAATTTTTTACAATTATTTATTTATAATTAGTTCGGAGAAGGTTTCTTTAACAAAATTTTTATATGAATCATAATAATGTGGTTTTATATTAGACATATGAGAATATATTTTTTGATAACATATATCTACAGAATTTTGCATTTTTAATTTATATTTAATAAAAAGTTTTACTACTGTTATTTTTGGAAATTTAGATAATATATCCAAATCATAAATATCTTTTATGTGATCAACCATCCAATCCAAAGATTTATCTTTTATTTCATTAAATATTATAGCTTTTTGTGAATTAATAATCAAACAAATTTCCAAAGATTTTGGCGCTTTTTCTAAAAATGATAAACAAGCTGCATTCAAAACTTTAATATCAAATTTATCAGCTAATCGCAATATAAATGAAATATTTTCCATAGTAATTGGATTTTCAAAATTATTATAGAGAACTTTTAATAAAGTATGAAATTCTTCATAGTTTTCTTCATCTAATTGAATATGATCGGAATTTGATTCTTTCATTCCGCTTTCAAACATTTTTTTGAATACAGAACTCCAAAGTGATAATATATCTCTATGAGCACGTAATTCATGACCTTCAATTTTTATTGTAAGATCACCAAATTTTTTTGTCTCAAATATTGATTCCTCTTTTTTATTGCTATGTACATTTTGTTCCATTCAACATTTAATTAAAAAACAAAATCTAAAGTAAATTTTTTTCTAATTTATATTAATAATTCCTTTGGAATATTTTTTAAAGAAAATAAATGATTTAAACATTTTTAAATGAAAAACAATATTTATTTAAATCAAAATGGACAAGAATTTATTTGTGGAATTAAAGATTCTTTTTTCTGATATTGTTTCTTTCTTCTTGCTGGCATTATAAAATCATCATTATTTTCATCGTCAATTTTTCTCTTTATTTTTTCATCATTTTCTTCTTTTGATGATGATGAAGATATAGAAGAAAATCTATTTTTTAGTAATTCTGATACATTAGCAATTGGTTTATTTTCTTCATTATTTTTATCTCTATTATTATTTCTATTTTTTATGAAAACTCCGGATTCTCTTTCCTTTTTCCAATGTTCTGAACTATAATTTGAATCTTTTGAATATTTTTCATAAAATTGAATGACTTTTTCATTAAAGATAATACTATCAACATGAAAATCCAATAAATATAATCCATCTAATGTTTCGCATCTTGATAATCCAGTATATACTTGCCCACTAGTAAATATCTTCTTTCCAATGTCGAGTGCAAGTCTTTGGAATCCCATTCCCTGCGACTTATGTATCGAAATTGAGAAGCCTAACTTTAATGGGATTTGTGAATATATTCCTCCCTTCCAATCTTTGTCTTTATAATTAACTTTATATAATTCAACTTGGTTAGATGCTTTATATATTTCCCATGATTCGTACCATGTGAATCTTTTTACAGTTAAATTTAATCCATTTTCAAATAAAACAATCGGTAGATCTATATCATCTTCTGTCATATCTTCTGGGAGATTTCCATTTTCATCATATTCTAATGATGAAAATCCAACGACCTTTCCTTGAAGACCATTAACAAGTCCTAGTGGTGTACTCAAATTTATGGAAAGATATACTGAACATCCTTTTTTTAATATTAATGTACTTTCTTCGATTGAATAAATATCTTTCATTTTCTTTTCCATTGTTTTTCTTTGATTTTCATTTAATCCTTTAAATTCCCATCTTCCAATGTAGTTTTTTTCTTCTTCTTTTAAATCTATTAATCTTTTTGTATTTTCATCTTGTACTTGTTTTATTGTTGGAAATAAACTAATCGGTTTATCGATTTCATCCCAATTTAAAATTCTTCTATTTAATAATAATTTTTTTGATTTTTCAGTTAGAACTCCATGTCTTATTTCGGATAATATTTGAACAAATAGTGGATCTTTTTGACGATATACTTGATTTAATATTATAACATTATCACCAATAACTTTTTTCCAAGCATTTGTTTCAAAACAAAAATTAAAATCTTTATATTCTGGAGGATCTGATTTTCTAACAGGTTCTAATTGGGCCCAATCACCACACGCAATAATTTGAATTCCTGCGAATCCTTTTTCTTGATTTTCTCTAACTTTTCTATTATATTCTTCAATATGTAATCCTCTTCCCTTCAATAATCTATGTTTAATTCTTTCAGATTTAAAGCTAAGTGCTAAGTCATATAATCTTTGGAAATAATATGGAGAAATCATACTAATTTCTTCAATGAATAAAGTATCAGTAGTTATCCATCTATCCATAACAATGTTTCTCTTAGCAATTAATCTAGCTTCATCTTTTGTAGTAATAAATTGTTTAGAAGTACCAGCTCCTGACCATGAATGTAAAGTCATTGGTGAACATCCACTAAATTTTAACATTCTTCCCAAATTAATTGCCGAAATTCCGGTACTTCCAGTAACTTCTATTCTATGGTTTTCTTTCATTCTTAAACTTTGGATTGCAATAGATAATAAAAAACTTTTTCCAGATCCAGCAGCCCCACCAATAAATAAAGATTCACCATTCATAATTTTATCATATGCCGATTTTTGTTCTTTATTTAATTTATTTAGGGAACTTTCAAATGTTTCATCCATATTATCAACATCCTCGATTTTATTCAATACTTGAATATTATCCTCAAATTTAATTGTAGTAGATTCCAATTCCATATGAAAATTAAAATAATATATTCTATTATAAATATTTCTTTATATTTAAATGATTAATATTATAAATTGTTTTTTAAATTTGAAAAATTCCAAGAAAATAAAATATTTTTAAACTTATAAATGATTTAAATAAATTTATGTTTTTATTAAATAAAAATACAAAACAAATATTTTTTGATTTAAATATTTTTATTGAATTATAATTCATCGACATTTACTTTATCATAAATTTTTGGATTAGAAAAATAAATTCCAATTAAAATTAATAAAATTATTATAATTACACCAAAAGGAACTAATGTACATATTAAAACGGTATTTACATTTTCTTCAGTTGTATGAGAACATTCACCTATTTCCATTCTTTTTAAACCTAATAAATTTTTAGAATCTTCGAAATTATCTGTATTATTAAATTTTATCATTGTTAATTTTATAATCAACTCTATTTAATTTCAAACATTTTTTTAAATAAAATCCTTTATTATCAATAAAATAATATTTTCGATATCTTTTTCCCTTTTACATAATCTCTTCAAGATATATATTCTAAAACAATTATTTTAATATCTCTTAATTTTTATTTTTCTTAAATCTTGGTTTTGATTTTTTGATAATTCTTTTTTTGGATTTTTCATCATCACTTGATTCATCACTTGAATCATCAGAATTTGATTCATCTGAATCAGATTCAGAATTATTTGAAGATTGATCTTTTTCTTTAAGTTCTTTCTCCATTTTTTTCATTCTTTTTTCCAAAGATTTTATTTTATCATCTTTTAATTTTGATACTTTTGATATTTTGGAAACTTTAATAATTTTTCTCTTTTTTGGTTTTTCAAATGAAAAAGATTTAACTTTTTTCTTTTTACTTCTTTTAACTTTTTTCTCATTTTCAGAATCAGATTCCTGAGATTCTTCTGATGATTCAGATTCAGAATTTTCTGATTCAGATGATGAATCGGAATCTAATGATTTATCTTTCTTTTTTTGTCTTTTAATTGGTTTAGATTTTCTTTTTTTCACTTTTTCTGGTTCTGGCTCAGAATCGGAATCGGAACTTTCTTTATCAGAACCATTATTTACGGAAGTTGCTTTTGGCTGAAATTCTTTTGAAATTAATTTTAATATTTCTGAAGCTTCTGGTAATAATGCAACATCAAATGCTAAATCTTCTATTTTCATAGATTGTTTTCCTGGTATAGTAATTTTTTTATCAATTAAAACTTTTAATATATGTTGCTTGGAATATTTTAAAAGTTGTTTTGCTATTGTTTTTTGTTGTATTGTAGCATTTTCAAATCTATTCTTTTTTTCATCTTGTTTTTTTCTCAAATAAAGTGCAAAATCTGGACAATGTTTTGGTTCAATAAATTTCAAAATTTCTTCTTTGGACATTTTTTGAAATGGTTCCATAAATAATGGTTTAGATATTTTTCCTTCACTAACATAATATTGATATGCATCTATTAATTGACTTTTTCCAAATTCAGCGGATAATGATTTTTTATTATATGATCTTCTTTTTTTTTTATTATCATTAATATTTTTATTATCTTGTTCAGTTGTTTTTGTAGTTTCAGTAGACATTTTTTTTAATTTTGATAAATTATGATGTATAAATTTTATCTTTTCTTTTTTTTCAGAAAAAAAAGTAATATAATTTGATTTTTTAATATATAAATTTTTTTAAAAAAGAAATTAAATTTCTTATTTTAATATTAAATTACTTGATTTACAATTAAAATATAAAATTTATTGTAAAAGATCTTGTTTAATATTTTTTAATAAAAAAGATAAAATCTCTTTTTTTTTAAAACAATTGCTTCTCCTTTATTTTGAAAAAAAAATTGAATTAAATTAATTCAATAAAAATAATAATTTCGAATATTATACAAAATAAATATATATTCTAAGAAAACAAATTTTTAATATTTAAAATTTTATTGATAAAAATCATATAATTTTATTGATATTAAAAATTAGACAATGGAATTAGAAGAAATAAATAATGTTGATCGAATTTCTAAAGATAAAAAAGTTATTTCTAAAAGAAAATTTGAAGCAGAAAATTTATTATTTGATCAAAATGAAATTGATAGTGAATTAGATAAAATTAATTCGAATAATAAAAAATATGATATATCAAATGAAGAATTATTTGATTTAAATGAAAATGATGGAAAAAATGAAAAGACAGAAAATAAGTGGTTAGTAAAAATATATCATTGGTTAATTATTGAAAAAAATAAAGCAAATAATGATAAAATTAGTTCTTGGAAAAATGATTGTACTATAAGACCATATAAAACTAATTTTTGGACAAAAGAAAGAATTCCTCCTATTGAAGAATATTTAGAAGATAAAGAATATATTTATTTACCAATGAGATTTGGTATTAAAGAAATGAAAAAGGATATTTATAAAGATACATTCATAATAATAGATCAAAGGTTTAAATCATTTGTTGATACAAAAGGAAATTTATTACCTGAATTCAAAATAGAATTATCTGAAGATTTCTCGCAAATTTCTGGACGTGATGTTTGTGTAAAAGATTTAATAAATTATGGACAAGCAACTCTTTGTTTACCTACTGGAGCAGGAAAAACAACAACTTCGGTTGCTATCTATTGCGAAATTTGTAAATACGAAAAAAAGAGAATTAGATGCTTAATTATTGTTAATTCAAATGGATTACAAACACAATTAGTTATGAAAATTGGTGAACAATGCCCAGATATTTTAATTGGATCATGGAAGGATAAAAAAGTTAAAAAGAATCCAGAACTTTATGATATGATTGTAACAACAATTCAAGGTGTTACACAAAAAGATAAAATTAAAAAGAAATTGAAACCTCCAAAATTTAATTCAGAATTTGAAAAATATTTTTATTATTTCAAACATGGAGATGAGTTTTTTTCATTATTTGGTATGACTTTAATTGATGAAGGTCATCATTATTCTGGTGATAATTGGAGATCTATTTATGCAATGTGCAATTCAAGATATATTTTAACATTAACCGCTACACCAAAACAATCTGGAGGAATGGAAAAATGTAGAGAAATTTGGACTGGAGTACCTTCTATTTGGAAAAAGAAAGATTATAAAGATAAAGGAATTGTGAAATTCTTTGAACCAAAATATGAAAAAATACCAGATCAATGGAGAGATACAAATACTTTGGATAAAATTGCAATGACATCTAATTTATGTGAAATTGAAGATAGAAATACATATATTGCAAAAAATTTAGTATCTGAATATAATAAAATTAAGGATGGAGGTGGAATATTATTAGTTTTAGGTGAAAGAGTTGAAAAAATACCTCATATGCATAATTTGAGATTATTGATAAAAGAAATAGATCCAAGTTTATCATGTATAGTTCATGGTGGAAAAGAAAGGCATGATTTAGAAGAATTCAAATATCATCATATAGTATTATCAACTTTTTGCATGTTTGCAGAATATTTGGATTGTGACAAAATTGCAGCAGTTGCAATAATAACTTCAAATATACAACAAAATATATTAGACCAATGTTTAGGAAGAGGATCAAGATTTAATTCATTATTTGGTAAAATGACTGTATTATATTTTGCGGATTTATACTCGTTTTTTAAAGATAATTTCAAATCACATTTAAATTTCTTTATTGAAAGAAATTTTCAAATAGAATATATTGATTTATTAAATCCACCAAAACTAAAAGATAAATCGAAACCAAAAAAACAAAAACAATCTTATAATCCAATTGTACCAGAAGTATCATCTAATCCTTTTTAATTAAAAAATAAAATTTTATTTTTAAATAACATTATCATATCCCTTTAATGTATCTAAAATTCCATCCAAAACTTCAACCCACTCAATTTTCGTCTCTTCTTCATTTTTCAATATTTTTTTGTTATAATTAAGAATTTTATCATTAATTTCTTTAGATATTAGATCTATCTTTTTATCATTTAAACTCTTTTTTTCACTTTCATCTTCTCTTTTATCTTCCTTTTCATCTTCCTTTTTATCTTCTCTTTTATCTTCTCTTTTATCTTCTTTTTCAACTTTGATTATTTTAGTTGTTTTAATTTCAGATGATTTTCTCTTCATTTTTTTATTTTTATTAATTGGGACAAGATCTGGAATTAATTCTAATAATTTTTCTTGATTTATATCTTCATTATCGATCTTTAACATATCTGGTATTTTGCTAGATCCAGTAATTCCACCTTTATTAATGATATTTATTTCGCCTTTACTTATAACACATAATTTTGTTACACCTGTGCTTATTTTCCAATGATATGGTTTATTAAGAATTGTCATTCCACCAAAATCTAATGAATAAAAACTATTTTTATCAAAAGATTCTTTGATAAATTCAATTTTATTTGATTCGGATCTTTTGACAGTAATAAGAATGGACATTTTTTGATTGTTTTTTAATGATAATTTTTTTAAAATATTTATTTAAAATTTAATTGAATCAATATAAATGAATAAAATACAAAATATTAAATGAATAAATTTTCAATCTTCTTTAATTTTTATAGATTCTGAATTTCTTTTTGATATTTCTGTTTGTATTAAATTATATATTGATAAATTTCTTGAATTTTGAAATATAAAATTGAAATTAGGATTAGGATTAAAATGTTCATTATCGAAAATTTCATTTAAAATATATCCTCCACCATTTTTTGTTTCAAATTGAGTGAATTTAGAATCAAAATTATCA